ACGCGCGCGCGAAGCGCGCGGCGGCGAAGCCGCCGGCGTTATTTAACCGGCGCGATGACGTGTAAGTGTAGGTGGTATGTTAAGACTATAAGGATCAATGATAGGTTCAGCCATGTAATGATTAACTGACCTTTAACATGATTGGTTGAGAGTTAATGATTAACACATGACCTTTACAATGATTGGTTCTCTGAACCTATAAAAGGAGATGCATTTCCGTATCTGTGTCATTCTGCTTCCGGCGCTCGACGAGAGAGGAACTCCTGGAGCCATCTCGATACCTGCGATCGGTGAGTCGCCAGCAATGGCTGAATTCGATCTGGCTAGCCTCGACGATTTCATCCAATTTGCAGACCCAGCATACACCTATGTGCTGCGTCTACCACTACCTAAAGATCAGAATTATGATGCTCATCTACAGAAAGCATTATGCTACGCTCACGCGGACATCTTGGATGATCCGCTACTCTTTGCTGCCATGCCAGGACCAGAAAGTCCTGGGGCTCAAGCTGATTTTCTGGAGCGCTTTGGTCCTCTGCGATGCTTTGGGACTGAGGTGTGTTATGCTGCGCACATGGCGGCATTTCACTTCTTTTGCACAAAACAAGGGAAAAGACCACCAATAGCGAGTATCTATAGCCAGTGTGAAATAGGCGCAGAAAACATCCACGTGCATATGGTGCTGGCGGGAGACGGCCTGTCCAGATTCTCAGCTAAATCAACCGCGTACATTCTGGGGCAAAAATTTGCAGACAACCTAATAGCAATCCTATCCTCAAATCTGACAAGCGGTAACATTAGCAATCCTAGCTTTGCTTCTTCGCTAATCGCCGCTCTAAAGGAAGCTCAAAAAAAATGTGAGCCAGGCAACGCTGGCGACCTTTGTACCGTGCTGCAGTACAAAAGCCGCAATGGCGCCAGGTATGCTTGTCGAATCGATCCGCGTGAGTTTATCTGTAACTACCTATTATGTAAGAATCTAAAGTTCACATCCTTTGTGGAACCGGAAAAGGCAACTCCGCTATCAGCTTTCTTTCCAATCTCTTCTAAAACATATGCCTGTACACTAATTAATGGAAAATATGTTCCACCTATTAAACGCCGAGAATGGTGGAACCTTCTACGAGACAAGGTCTTAGTTAAAGAAGAACCTATATTCAAAGGAGACGTCTTTGGTGATCTACCAAAGGTAAATACCGCGTCATGGAAACTCACTGGCACGATGGGTCTCGGTGGTGCTCAACCGCATGTAAACGCTAGAATGAGCAAAAAAGAATCACTAATTTTAGACTGTTTAAAACGCTGTGAGGACAATCTATGGTTAACCTATGAGGATCTGGTCGGTGGATGTGCAGATTTGGTTTTAATGCTAGAATCTATGCCGGGTGGAGGCAAATTGATTGAATCTGTATTAAATATGCTGCATGTTCGAATCACGCAAGCGCATAACGCTTTAAGCTACTTGCATGTCAGATATGATTTTAAAGAACTAGCCACACACAGAGACACACTCTACACAAATAAATGTTGGCAATTACTGTTAAAACAAGGATATAATCCTTGGCAAGCAGGACACTGGCTATGTTGTGTCTTGAGCAGAAAAGCCGGAAAACAAAACACAGTAAACTTTTTTGGTCCGGCTAGTACCGGTAAAACTAATATGGCAAAAGCAATCGTCAACGCCGTCAAGCTGTATGGCTGTGTCAATCACCAAAATAGAAACTTTATTTTCAACGACTGCGCGGCCAAACTAATTGTATGGTGGGAAGAATGTTTAATGCATACAGACTGGGTAGAGCAAGCCAAATGTATCTTGGGAGGCACTGAATTTAGAATTGACCGAAAACACAAGGAATCTCATTTACTGCCTCAAACTCCTGTCATCATCTCTACCAACAATAACATATATCAAGCGACAGGAGGCAACTGCATCACTCACGTACACGAGGCTCCACTAAGAGAGCGTGTAGTCCAATTTAATTTTATGAAAAGACTCGAAACTACATTCGGGGAAATAAATCCAAAAGAAATAGCTGAATGGTTGGCCGTATGCACCGCTCGCTTTGAAATCTCGCTAGCCGCTTTTCACGCGACGTGGAAACTAGACAAAACTCCAAACGACTTTCCGCTGAATCAATTCTGTCCTGGTCATTCGCAGGATCTGACTCTCTACGAGACCGGAACGTGCAACAGCTGTGGAGGATTCTATCCGCTAGAATTTCACGACCGCGGGGACATCGAAGACCCTGTCGCAGGTACGAGTCACGATTTACTCTTGACTCCAAACTCTAAAGCTATTGTACAAGATTTTGACCTAAATCTCTTAAAAACTCCAACAGCGACACCAAGTACCTCGAGGCGAGACGAGTCTGACGATCCGGACGAGCCGAGAAAGAAGGTACGGAAAACAAAACACTGCAAAAAAACACTCTTTAGTGACGACTGGTGTTCTCAACCGCGAGACGATGTCGAGTGGAGAATCATCGAAACGTCTTCTCGAAAAACGCCGTCGCCCGAGGTCGCTGGACCGGTCTCCGAGTCCGATTCCGGACAAGCGAGTTCGCTGGAGCTCGACCTCTCACCGAGCGAGTGGGGAGAAATGCTCGGACTCATCGCCGGAAACATCGAAGAAGGAGAACCACCAATCACGCTCCACTGCTTCGAGTCACTGTCTGACGATGACACATTTTGTTAAAAAAATTGAAAAACATCCGCGCGCGTTAAAACCTGTAAAATCAAATAAAACAACTCCTATAGATGTATTTATGCGCCATAGGGCCAAAGAACAGGACGTCTGTCCGCCGTTCTGTGGCTTTTATTGGCATAGTACTAGATTAGCTCGAATGGGTACTGATTATATATTTAACATAGCTAAAGGACAATTTCAAGAAATAAGTAAAAACAATGTAATCTCATGGGATCAATGTAGAGACATGTTATTTGATTTTAAAAAAATGTTAGATTTTAGATACGGATCCATGTTATGGCACTTTGCCATGGGGGAAAATTGTGATAAATGTACTTATTGGGACAAAGTGTACTCTGCTCACCTGGCTCATATCGCTCTACCTACACAGGAAGAGGACTCTGACCCTGTAACTGACGCTGAAATGCTGGCGGTTGCCAAGGGGGTTGATGGCACCAACCAATAGACGTCCTGGCGGTTGGACCGTTCCTGGCTTTAAATATCTTGGTCCATTTAATCCTCTCAATAACGGTGAACCTATAAACGAAGTAGATAAAGTAGCTCAAACACACGATAGAGCATATCAAGCCTATATTGACTCTGGCGTCAATCCATATCTTAACTTTAATAAAGCTGACTCTGATTTCATTGACTCGTTGTCTTCTGACTCGTCTGTGGCGGGCTGGCTTGGCAAGTCAGCGTTTAAACTCAAGAGGTTATTGGCGCCACATCTTACAAAAGAAAAAGAGACTGCGAACAAAGGATCGGGAGCGGGCGGAAAACGACCTAGACTCGATCCGGTACGCGCGCAAAAAAGAAAATACTACTTTGCCAGACAAAACCAGGGTAAAAACTCAAAACAACAAAAAATGGAAAATGAAGTGGAAACGGCTGGAGATGGACAAGAGGGGGCGCCTGCGAGCGATTCTCGCGCTGGTGGCAGTGGGAATGGTGGGACTGGTATGGGTGGCGGTGGTCATGGGGTGGGTATAAGTACAGGAGGATGGAAAGCAGGAACCATGTTCTCTGACACAAAAATCATCACCACCTCAACACGACAATTTTACGCACCAATATACAATGAACACTTATACAAAAAAGTTGTAGGGGACAAAAATTGGATAGGAATCACAACACCATGGGCATATTTTAACTTTAATGAATATGACTCACACTTTACACCAAACGACTGGCAGCGTCTCACGAACGAATATGCCAAATGGAGACCCGTAAGAATGCATGTAAAAATATATAATCTTCAAATCAAACAAAAAGTCACATTAGGTTCAGATACATTATATAATAACGATCTCACTGCCGGTGTTCACATTTTTTGTGACGGGTCTCATCAATTCCCATACTCACAAGCGCCTTGGGATCACGGAACCATGCCAGAATTACCATATGACACATGGAAACTGCCACAATATGCCTACTTTCAATTCCAAGCCGACATCACATACGTCGACACTAGTTCATTAGAAGCAGATAGTGTCAAAAAAAACATGGCGAGAGCTGGTCCATTTTTTATCTTAGAATCTGCAACTCACGAAGTTCTGAGAACAGGAGAAGAAACAGAATTTAATTTTTCATTCGAAAGCGGATGGGTGGATAATACTCGAGCCTATGTCTTACCACAAGCCGACATTAATCCAATGGTACAGACAAGACGATACTTTCCAACATTTGACAGACAAAGCAGCACTAGATTCTCTTACTCTAGATACTCACCATACAACAAACCAAGCAATTGGATGCCAGGTCCCAGTATAGGATACATTGGAAATACACAACCAATAGGGACCGGCAGTGCTTGGAAAGCAAGAGGACCAATCACTGTCTGTGCTCATCCATATTTTACAGCTCCAGAAGGTAGTTCAGGGACAACCAATGACAATCAATCAAACACGGCATTACCATCAGTCGATGGAATGCAAAAATCAGGTCACGATGTAACACCCGCAAACGGGGCTTGCAGTAGACTAGACTCCATAGATCTTGCCTACGATTCATCAGAATACAGCGCAGATCAACAAAGGTTAATTACTAGAAACATAGACAGTGATCTAGCAAGATGGGGCTCCGTCTGGGCACAAGATGGCCATAATGTTGAAATTAATGCAAATGGTACCACTGGGGCCGCAAGAACAAATGTCTCACAATTAAAAAATGTATGGATGTATCCAAATCAAGCATGGGACACAACACCAATTGGTAGAAACAATCCAATATGGGATAAAATTCCAAACACAGACAGACACACCATGCTAGACTCAGGAGACGGAACACTACCCATGGCACATCCTCCTGGTACCATTTTCATAAAAGTAGCCAAAGTTCCAGTCCCAACAGAAAATAATACAAATTCATATTTAGACTTATACGTTACCGGTCAGGTCACATGCACCATTGAATGGGAATGTAAACGATTCTCCACAAAAAATTGGCGTCCGGAAATGCGAACAACGCCTGCGGCGTTCGCAGATCCACTATTGTACACAGTCGACACAAACGGGGTCTACAATACACCAGAAGTATTTACAGAAGCCATGCCCACAAAAATTGGAATCAACAAAGTGCTGTAATGTTTATGATTCAAATAAAGGTAGTCATAAAATGATCACGTGGTGTAATGATTCTTTTTTGGCGCGAAGCAAAACTACAGTTGATCTCTATTCTCTTAATGGACCTACACCTACTCTGACACGTCAGTGTATTGGA